ACATCCTGATCTGCTCTTCTGACGTAGCTTCTGCTCTTCAGATGGCTGGCGTTCTGGATTACACTCCTGCTCTGTCTTCAAACTTGAACGTAGACGACACTGGTAACACCTTTGCTGGTGTACTGAACGGTCGAGTACGGGTCTACATCGATCCATACTTCTCCTCTTCAGCTGGTAACCAGTACTACACGATCGGTTACAAGGGCTCTAGCGCCTTTGATGCTGGTATCTTCTACTGCCCATATGTACCTCTGCAGATGGTACGTGCGGTCGGCGAGGACACTTTCCAGCCTAAGATCGGCTTCAAGACTCGATACGGCATGGTTGCTAACCCATTTGCTCAAGGTTCTACCGCAGGCAATGGTACGATCAGCTTCAACAACAAGAACGTTTACTACCGCCTTGTTGCAGTATCGAACCTGATGTAATAAAAAGAATCTCGAAAGAGACACTTTTGGAGGGAGCTTCGGCTCCCTCTTTTTTTGTCTGGATAAATAGTACCAGAGGAAACTATTATGGCAGCTACAGATCGATCACCAGACAATCCAAACTACCTATCTCCATTAGGGTTTAGGTTTATATTGACTCGTACTCCTAAAACAAACTACTACGTTCAAAATGTAACACTGCCTTCCGCTACTTTGTCTACCGTTGAAATTCCAAACCCATTGGTCACTGTTCCTTATCCCGGAGACAAACTTCAATATGATCCTTTAATATTAACATTCATGGTTGATGAGGATATGACCAACTACCTGGAAATGTATGATTGGTTGACGGGACTTGGTTTTCCAGAGAACAGCGATCAACGTAAAAGGTTGATGGCAAACTCACCAACCTTTGAGAAAGGTTTTGCAGGAATCATGAGTGATGGTACTTTGTATGCTTTAACAAGTCATCAGAATGTCAATGTTAAAGTGATGTTTAGAGATATGTTCCCAGTGTCGTTGTCGGATCTTACTTTTGATAGTACACTTACCGATGTAGAATACCTCAGAGCTACAGTATCATTTAGGTACACTTCTTACACTATTGAAAAAATGTAATTATGAAAATTGAAGTTGGTTGTGGTACTAAACCTACCAAAAAAGGGTTTCTTACCAACGACATTCGAGATATTCCTGGTGTAGACTTTGTTTGCACAGCGTGGGAGTTAGATCAACATGTCGAAGCCAATACAGTAGAGCACATCTTTTCTAGACACTTCTTCGAGCACCTTACTTTCGAGCAGGGGCAATATGTCATTAGCATGTGGCATCGCCTGTTGAAATCTGGTGGTATATGTGAGATAATTGTACCAAATATTACTTTCCATATAATGCAGTGGATGAGTCGTTCAAGCCAAAAGGAACTAAACGAAGCTAAGGCTGGCTTCTGGGGTTGGCAGAACGATCAGTTCGAAGACACATGGCCAGTACATAAAAGTGGTTATGATGCTGCAACTTTGACGCAGCTGTATAGCGAACATAACTTTGTTAATGTAAAAAGTATTGAGCAGGTTTCTAGTAGATACTTGCATATTATAGGATACAAACCTTGAAGATTGAAGAAGTGATTGAGATGTGGCAACAGGATGCTAAGATAGATGATGTAGATTTAGATACAGAATCATTAAACGTTCCTGTACTCCACGGCAAGTATCTGAAGTTGTTCTATGAGCAAAAGCTCAGACTTAAAAAGTTTAAGATTCAGTACAAGACGCTTAATAAAACATTGAGTGAATATTATAGAGGTGAGTTGAATAACCCTGAAGACCTTAAAGTGATTGGACGTGAGCCTTGGGAGAAGCATGTGCTCAAAGCTGACATCCAACAATACATTGAGGGCGATCAACAAATGGTCGATCTTGTTACCCGTATGGTGTATCAGGAGCAGGTAGTTTCGTTATTGGAAGATATCATGAAAAGCATAAACAATAGAGGCTTCCATATTAGTGCAGCTATCAACTGGAGGAAACTCACCCAGTTCGGCGTATAGAGAATTGTTAGTAATTGATAAAGTGAATGAGACCTTTTTAAAGGTCAACTGTAATCAGGGTATCGCGCAGGAGCTCAATGAGTTCTTCTCATTTTTTGCGCCTGGGTATAAATTTATGCCTGCGTTTAAGCGAAGGCAATGGGATGGTCGTATACGTTTGTTCAACAATCGCAATAATGGATTGTATGTTGGGCTACTACCTTATTTGAAAAGTTTTTGTGATGAGAGAGACTACGACTTAGAGTTTGATAGCGATCTTGAGTTACAAGAAGAGTTTTCTTTTCAAGAGGCTATAGAGTTTTCGCAGACACTCGGTTTGCCCTTTGAGCCCCGCAAGTATCAACTAGAGTCTTTCACCCACAGCGTAAGGCATAATAGGTCGATGATATTGTCACCTACTGGGTCTGGTAAGTCACTAATAATCTACTTATTATCAAGGTTTTATAACGAGAAGACTTTGATCGTCGTACCAACAGTATCCCTTGTTCGTCAGATGTATAGTGATTTCAAGGATTACGGATACGGTCAAGAATGCAAACTAATTAGTGCTGGAGTCGATAAAGAGATCATTGATGAAGACATTACTATCACTACATGGCAGTCAATCTACAAGATGCCAAAGAAATGGTTCGATCAGTTTAATGTAGTGATAGGGGACGAGGCTCATTTGTTTAAAGCCAAGTCACTAACAACAATCATGACTAAGCTAAGCGACTGTAAGTATAGGTTTGGATTTACTGGTACTTTAGATGGCACCGAGACACACAAGCTGGTGCTAGAAGGTTTGTTTGGCCAAGTACAATCATTTGTAAAGACAAAGCAATTGATTGATGGAGATACACTAGCTGATCTTAGGATTAAGATTCTAGTGCTTAAATATGGTGAAGCTACTCGTAAAGCTCAGAAGGAAGCAAAGTACCATGACGAGATGGACTTCATCACCCAGAATTCCAAACGAAATAACTTTATCTCCAATCTTGCATTATCGCTAGAAGGAAACTCACTTATCCTGTTTAGCTTTGTAGAGAAACATGGTAAAATACTGTATGACTTAGTTAACAACAAGATAGCTAAGGATCGTAAACTATTTTTTGTATTTGGAGGAACAGATGCCGATACCAGAGAAAGTATCCGTGCCATTACAGAAAAAGAAGACAACGCGATTATCATCGCTTCTTACGGAACGTTTAGTACTGGAGTTAACATACGCAATCTTCATAACATCGTGTTTGCTAGCCCTAGCAAGTCTAGGATACGCAATCTTCAGTCTATCGGCCGCGGGCTGAGAAAAAGCGATAGCAAAAGTCAATGTACGTTGTACGACATTGCCGATGACCTGCAATATAAGAAGAGTGTTAACCACACACTAAGACACTTGTATGAGCGAGTAAAGATATACAACGAAGAGCAGTTCGATTACAAGATGTATAAAATCAAACTAGAGCAGTAATATGACCAAGAAAAAAACCAACTATATCAACAATCCCGACTTCCTCAAAGCAATGATTGACTACGGGGCAAAGGTCGCTCAAGCCAAAGAGGACGAGGAACCAAAACCTCAAGTACCTCCGTACATTGGGGAATGTTTCATGAAGATTGCTACGAGGTTATCTCATAAACCGAACTTCATTAACTACTCGTTTAGGGATGAAATGATTTGCGATGGCATTGAAAACTGCATGCAGTATATCGATAATTTCAATCCAGAAAAGTCACAGAACCCTTTTGCATACTTTACCCAAATTATCTATTTTGCCTTTCTGCGCCGCATCGATAAAGAAAAGAAGCAGCTATACATTAAGTTTAAAATGTCAGAGCGTCTAAACATTGATGAGGCAACCAGTGATCGTCAGGACCACGACAACGACGTAGACTTTAACGATGGTATCAAAAATGATGTTGACAGCCAAGAGTATATCGACAACTTTATTCAAAACTTTGAAGAGTCACGTCGATCTAAAAACAAAAAGGCTAAAGGTGAAAAATAAATTTAAGCACGCGTACATGGATGTCGCTAAAAGATTTTCTGAGCTAAGCCATGCTCGTAAGTTAAAGGTTGGATCGATCATTGTAAAGGACAACCGTATTATTAGTATTGGCTACAATGGTATGCCAAGCGGCTGGGAAAATGAGTGTGAGGCACCTATTGTTGAAGAAGGTGATTATGAACCCAACATCTTCTACAAATCCAAGCCCGAAGTTTTACATGCAGAAAGTAATGCTATAGCAAAGGTTGCCAAAAGTAACGAAAGCTGCGATAATGCAGCGATATTTTGTACACATGCTCCGTGCCTGGAGTGTGCAAAGCTAATTCATCAGAGTGGTATTACGTCTGTATACTATGGCGAAGACTACGATTCACTTAATTATGGTAGTGGTATTGACTTCTTACGTCAATCCAACATACACGTTGAGATGGTAAATGAAGATAGCGTTAATAACTGATACTCACTTTGGTGCTCGTAATGATAGTCAGGCTTTTGCTAAGCACTTCTATCAATTCTACAACAAAGTGTTCTTTCCATACCTAGATCAACATGACATAAAGCATGTTGTACATCTAGGGGATATTGTAGACAGACGCAAGTACATTAACTACACTTCGGCCAGACTGCTACGTGAAGCACTAATCAAACCTCTGCATAAGAGGAACATCGAAGCTCACTTCCTAATTGGTAACCACGACACTTACTTTAAAAACACCAATGAAATCAATTCGTTAAACGAACTGTACTCTAACAATAGCTACCCCAACATTCACATCTACGCTAATGAACCTAAAGCTGTAGACTTTGATGGATGTGAAATACTTTTGACTCCGTGGATATGCAGCGGCAACTATGAACAATCAATGGAAGTAATTAACGACACGTCAGCTCAAATACTGTTTGGTCATTTGGAACTCAAGGGATTTGAGATGTACAAAGGAGCAATTAACAATCATGGATTTGATAGCAATGTTTTTGGTAATTTTGATGTTGTTTGCAGCGGGCACTTTCATCATAAGTCTACTGTCGGTAATATCAATTATCTTGGGGCCCCTTATCAAATTACTTGGTCAGACTATGATGATCCTCGTGGTTTTCACGTTTTTGATACTGATACTCGTACTTTAGAATTTGTACCAAATCCATTGGAGATGTTTGCTAAGATTCACTATGACGACAGCAACACTACAATGGAATTGATTGTCAATCAAGACTTTGATCAGTACAAAGACAAGTATGTGAAGGTAATCATTAGGGAAAAGACTAATCCATATTGGTTTGATATGTTTATTGATAAGTTGGAAAAGGCTGGACCACATAACGTACAAGTAGTAGAAGATCATCTTCATCTTGATCTAGAAAGTGATGATGAGATTGTTAATGAAGCAGAAGATACTATCACAATTTTGTCTAAGTATATCGATGCATTAGAAATTAGTACCGACAAGCAACTGGTTGAGCAAACTATAAAAGATCTGTATAATGAAGCACTTAGGGCGGTGTAACTTATAATATGATTTTATTTAAATATATCCGGTGGAAGAATATTTTGTCTACTGGAAATAGTTGGACTGAGATAAAGTTAAACAAGTCTAAGTCTACATTGATCGTAGGTGAGAATGGGTCAGGCAAGTCTACCATTCTTGATGCTTTGTCATGGTCCTTATATGGTAAAGCGTTCCGTAAGATCAACAAGGTACAGATGATCAACAGCATTAACGGCAAAGGTGCTGAGGTGCAAGTTGAGTTTTCTATTGGTAAAGACAACTACAAAGTCGATCGTACGATCAAGAAGTATGGATCGTCAATGTTCGAGATATACAAGAACGATAAGTTAGTCGACCAAGCAGCAAACTCTCGTGACTATCAAGAGTACCTTGAACGTCATATCCTCAAGATGAACCATCGATCGTTCTGTCAGATTGTAGTGCTTGGTAGTGCTACGTTTATGCCGTTCATGCAACTGACAGCACAACACCGTAGAGACGTAATTGAAGACCTTTTAGACATTGAAATCTTTACTACGATGAATACACTTCTCAAAGAGAAAGTATCTACCAACAAAGAAAGTCTTAACAAGATTGTGTATGGTGCTGACCTAATCAACGAGAAGATCGATCTACAGAATCAATACATCGCATCTGTAAAGCAAGATAACGACAAACGTATTCAGCAGCAGCGCGACAAGATTGCTAACTCACAACAAGAGATCGAATCCTACCAACAACAGATCGAAGAGCTCAATGCACAGGTAGCAGAGTTGAATGAAAGTATTGCTGATAGGGAAGGCGTGTCAAAGAAAAAGAAGAAGATCGAGCAGTTAGAAGTTAAGATAAAAAGTAAGATGTCTTCTCTTGTAAAAGAGATTGAGTTCTTTGACAACCATGATAATTGTCCAACTTGCAAGCAAGATATTGATCATGAGTTCAAGTGCTCCACTGTTGAATCAAAGAACGTTGCTCTCGAAGAAACTACTTTTGGGTTCGAACAATTACAAAGAGAGTACTATAACGTCACTGAACGTCTCGAAGAAATCAATAGCGTACAAGAGCAAGTCAATAACTTGCTAACTGAGATTAATAGTAACAACTCTCACATCAACGCTATCAATCAAGTGATTAACAGTATCCAAAAAGATATCGATCAGCTTAAGGTTGAGGATCAAGATACCAGTGATCTAAACGACAAGCTAGACGCTCTCAAACAGGAACTAGAAACGTGTCAAACACGTAGAGAAGAACTTTCTACAGAGAAGAGTGTACTGGATATTGCTCAACTGATCTTGAAGGATACGGGGATTAAAACAAAAATTATCAAGCAGTACGTTCCTGTTATGAACAAGCTGATAAATAAGTATCTAGCAGCAATGGACTTCTTTGTACAGTTTGAGTTGGACGAGAACTTCAACGAAACTATCAAGTCGAGGTTTAGAGATGAATTTAGTTATGCTTCGTTTTCTGAAGGTGAGAAGATGCGAATTGATCTCGCGTTACTGTTTACTTGGAGAGCTATTGCAAAGCTACGCAACAGCGTTAGTACCAATCTTCTTATCATGGATGAGGTATTCGACAGCTCTCTAGATTCTACTGGTACTGACGAGTTTCTCAAGATCCTCAATACGCTAGTAGACGATGCAAATATATTTGTGATCTCACATAAAGGTGATCAGCTATACGACAAGTTCCATAGCGTGGTCAAGTTTGAAAAGGTCAAGAACTTTAGTAGGATGGTAGCGTGAAGTTAGTCAAGTCAACTGACCCTATTTTCAACACTCCAGCTCAGCGGTTTGATTTTAGCAACCCACCAATGGATCCTGAGCAACTGGCCAACGATCTTAAACAAGCTATGGTAGACCTTCGCGGTGTAGGTTTATCTGCCAATCAGGTTGGAATTCCTTACCAAGTATTTGTAGCTGGTAACCCAGACGACCCCGATAATATCGTTGCAGCATTTAATCCAAGAGTAGTCTTTCAAAGCGATCAAATAGTTCCTATCGAAGAAGGGTGTTTATCGTATCCTGGGTTGTTTTTGATCGTAGAACGTCCGTCTATTATTAGAGTAAGGTATGCAAATTATACTGGAGATGTTAACACGTATACCTACGATGGTATAGCCGCTAGAGTGATCCAACATGAAATGGATCACATGCACGGTGAAAACTTTACTACAAAGGTCAGTAAGGTAAAACTCGAGCGAGCTAAAAAGCATAAGCTCAAGTTAGATAAAATCAGAAAACGTAATATGGAAAGGTATTCTCAACATGGATAATTTACCAGAGCATTTAGGTGGTGGTGAAAGAAGGTGTCACAATGATCGTGGTGCACTGAGATGGGCAATCAAGACGTGGGGAGTCACTTCCATGCTTGATATTGGATGTGGTCGTGCGTGTGTGGTACACGATGCTGTGTCTATACATGGTATGGATGCCTTAGGTATTGATGGCGATCCAGGTACATCGCATGGGGAGTTTAACTTCGAACGACCTGATGTACCGTTCATGTTACATGACTATGTTGGAGGACCAGCACCGTTAGACGATCGTGAATTCGATCTATGTTGGACTGTCGAGTTCCTTGAACACGTCGACGAGCAGTACATGGACAATTGGATGGAAGACGTTAAACGTTGCAAGTATGTAATCTGTACTCATGCTAAGCCAGGTGACGGTGGTCGTCATCATGTCAACGAACAATTCCATGATTACTGGGTTGAGAAGTTTGACAACTACGGTTTCGACTTTGCTGTTGATTTAACCAACGAGTTAAGGGAAGCTAGCACGATGACCAAAAAGTTTATGCGTGAAAACGGTCTAGTGT